CGTCGCGGACGCATTGGAGCCTGGTCAAATAACTAGGATTATTCAATCGGCGGCGATGGCGCACGGTATCGGTTACGACAAGGAGCGCCTCGAGCGCGGCGAGTCCACGTCGAACGTGTCCGTGCTTTCCCGGATGCTCGAAACGTCCGTCACGACACGGTACAAGCGTAACGCATTGATAAACAAAGAATCCGCCGAAGTGGTGACTTCCGACTCCTAAGTCAGGAGTCGGAAGTTAGGGGAGTTTCGGCGTCCTGGAATTCGAAGGCCGGGGAACCCAGCCGGCAGGGGGGGCTTGCTGGGTTGCAGATGATGATCGGCTCCCACGCACCACGCGCATCGATAAAATTTTTCAGTTTGCAAAAGGATCAGCATTTCACTAGGGGTCTTTACCGATGAGCATCAATCTGAATGCCATGCTCAACGAGCGCGAAGCGCGCTACGGGTCTTTCGCGCGTCATGCTGAGGTGACGCAGCAGTTGAAGCGCGTGATTGCCCGATATCTGAGAGAGCGTGGAGAGGGGCGGCTGGCCGACGACCAGCACGAAGCCTTGGACATGATGTGTCACAAGATCGGTCGGATCATTGCTGGTGATCCGGATTATGCCGATTCGTGGATCGACATCGCCGGCTACGCGCAGTTGGTGGCCGATCGATTAGTGAAGTCCACGCCGTTGTGACGCGAGGGGCGCGACGCGCTCGGAGTCCCATCTGTGATGCCTACTCATCCTGTCCTCGCTGTGCCGGTTTGCTCGTCGTCTCGTATTGTGTCACGGTTGAAGGAGCGATTCAGGAGCGGCGGTGCCTCAACTGTGGGGCACGGGTCTATGATCCGAACGCGCCGCCGCCGCGTCCTCGTGTGGACTATCGTCCGGCGTATGATCGGCGGGACGCGCGGTGTGTCCCGGGCGGGCGCGGTGGGGACGAATGAGCGAATGGCGGTGATGCAGCGGCGAATGGCGGTGATGGGTGGGAGAAGGCGCCATGTACAAGATTGCGATTGATGTGATCATCGACACGACCGAGGAGGGGCAGTGCGAGACGGCGGCGCGGCACTTGTTTAATGCGTGCAAGGCGCGGTTGCAGAAGGGGCCGTGCGCGACCAAGATCACGATGCAGACCTTTCGGTTTCAACCGAATTCCCCGATCATTCGGCCTGAGCAGATTCAGATTGTGAAGGAGTTGACGCCCTCGCTGACGGGGGCGAAGGTGCAGACGACCCGATGAGCACGGCCACGCCTGCCAAGGACAAGGAGACGTTGACGAAGGAGCAGCGGCAGATGGCCGAGTGTGACCGCTGGCTCGACGAGCCGTTGTATTGGGCGGAGAAATTCGCCGACAAGGGCTTTGATCCCTGGTCTGGGCAAGTGCAACTGTGGACGGAGTACGGGAAACTGCTCAATGCGAAATTGAAGCGGTATCAGGTGGGGCCTGACGCGCTGACGCCGGAAGAGTCGGAGTACGCGGACAAGTGGGGCATTTCCATCATGGCTGGTCATGGCATGGGGAAGGAGCGTTCCATTGCCATGATCGGGCTGCATTATCTCTACATTCTGTCGGCGTATAAGCCGAAGGGCGTGTGTACGGCGCCGGCGGGACCGACGTTGCATTCGACCTTGTGGCCGGAGTTTGGGAAGGTGATTGCGGCGTCGGAGACGTTTTCCGCGCTGTTCGAGAAGCAATCCGACCGAATTTATCTCAAGCAGGACCGGCGGCGGGGCGAATTTTCGCGCATCGAGCCGCGCACCATTCAGCAGAACTCGAAAGAGGAGGATCAAGGCGTGGTGCTGGCGGGCATTCACGCGACGGGGGTGATTTACCTCGTGACCGAGGCCTCGGGGGTGCCGGAAGCCGTCTTTAAGCCGCTCGAAGGCGGCCTGACGGACCCCTTGTCCATGATCATCATGATTTTCAACCCGACCAGGCGCACGGGATTCGCGGCGGAATCGCATACCGTGAACCGCAAGTATTGGATTCCGCTGCATTGGGACGGGCGCACGCTGAAACAGGAGAAGTTGGCGAATCCGGGGCGGTTTCTGTGGTACAACGAGCGCGCGCAGGACGCGCTGATCGACAAATACGGCGAAGATTCCGACACGGTACGCATCCGAGTCTATGGACTGCCGCCGAAGCAGTCGGCCGACACCCTGATTCACTATGATGCGGCGATGGAGGCCCTGAATCGGGCCGTGGAACCGCTGGAGACGGACCCGTTGTGCATCTTCGCTGACATTGGTGGGGAAGGCTCAGGCGGCCATGCCGATCCCAGCATCATCACCATTCTGCGTGGGCCGCGCCTCATTCGGCAGATTGAACTGATGGGCCGCGATACGACCCAACTGTCCGATGCGATTGCCGACGTGACGAATACGGAATTAGCCAATTTGCCGGCAGACGCGCAGTTTGCGGTCGGCGTCGATGTGATCGGCATCGGGCGCGGCGTGTTCGACCAGTTGGTGAACGTGCAGCGTCTCCGAAACGTGTACAGGCTGGATGTCTCGACCGAGGCGCTCAATCCGCAAGAGTATCATCGCATGCGGGATCAAGTGTGGTGGGAATTGCGAGAGGGCTTCATGTCCACCAAGGAGATCAGTTTGCCGATGCCGGACGGCCATTTGGTGAAAAAGGATGATTTGGACGAATTGATCGGAGAACTGACGTCGATCAAGTGGGCGGAAGTCGTGACGGGCCATTCGGGGAAGATCAAGGTGCAGGGCAAAGGCAATTCCTCCGGGATTCCTGGGGTGAAGCCCCTGGCGAGGTCGCCGAACCGGGGCGATTCCTTGTGTGGCGCCTGGTGGCTGTATAAGCATGCCGTGTCGCGGATTCCGCCGAAACATCAACGGCAGCGCCGTGTGCGCCAGCGCCCGGCGAACTGGAAGGCGCTGTAAGAGAGGCACGCATGACCGATGACTATGACGTGATGTGGGGATGCCCGTATTGCGGGTATGTAATGTCGGATATTCTTTACCGTTCGATTATCATTGATGCAGACTGTCCAGGATGCTGGATGAGGAAATGCTCTCAGTTCAAGTGTCTGCCGGCTCCGTTTACCCCTAAGGAGAGGTGGTGAAATACTGAATGGCTCACTCGGACGAGTGGCTCATTCGATGGTCTGAAAAGAATCGGGAAAGGGGGTGATCATGGATGGCCGCCAAGAAGAAAGGCAAGGGGAAAAAGTGTTAGGGCCTCGGCTCATTCTGCCGCACGAGTTGCAGGACCTCCATCGGAAACTCCGGGGGAGTCTCCTGCAACTCGAGGCGATCATGCGAAGGCTTGACGTGACATTCAAAACCTCTTAGGATTACAGTCACATCATCTCCGGTCCCCCTCCAGTTATGGAGCCCCGCCGGTAGGGAACACGTTGTTCCTACATGGCGTTGCTCAAAACTTCCAAATCTCCGGTCCATCTTCCACCTGAGTCCGAACTCGATTTTCTTGTCACTTCGCTTCGGCAGGACGACAAGGAAGAGACGCGCCTGCGGCTCATGCGGATCGTGCTCGAAGCCGTGGTCAATCCGATCCGGCAACAGTACGAGCGCGAGGCCTCGCTCAATTATTCCTACGTCGAGAACGACTTCTATACCGCCGAGGAACTGGCCGAATTCGCGGAGCGCGGGCAGCCGCCGACAAAGCGCAACGAGATTGCGCCGATCATGGAGCGCTTGGCCGGGCAGTTCATCCAGACGCGGCAGACGGTGACCTTCCTGGGGCGCAACACGCCGGCCGACGACCAGACCGGCGCGGTCATGGCCGACATTCTGCGCTGGAACAATCAACAGAATCTCTTCGAGTTCGAGGAACAGGACCAATCCTGGGACGGCTTAGTGGGCGGAGTTGGCTGGATCGAGCACTACATCAAGAAGAACGAACTCGGCCAGGATCAGGAGTACAAGCGGGCGCGCAATCCCTTCCACATTTTCAAAGATCCGTACTCCACCCGCTATGACCCGAACGACGATGCGAAATACATCGTCGATGGGGCCTGGATGGATATGGAAGATGTCATTGCCCTCTTGCCGGAGGCGGAGGAGGAGCTTGCTGATGTCGCGGCGATCTCATCGGCCTACAGCTACTTCAACGTCGGGCAAATCTCCCCCTCATTGCTGAACGAAACACAAGTGACGCCGGCCATCTATGCGCTTTCGGTCATGAACGTCACGCGCGGACGCCGGCGGGTGCGGCCGTTCAAGATTTGGTACAAGCGCAAAGTTCGGTTGTACTGGCTCATGAAGCCGGACGGCATTGTGGCGCTTCCCGTGCCACTCGACTCGAAGACCGCGAAGGACGTGGTGAAAGAGTTGGGGCGGGCCGTGGTTCCGCAAAAAACATTTCAGGACCGCATGTATTGCGGCTTCCTCGTTGCGGATCGGCTCATCCATCACGATGTCTCACCGCACTGGCACAACTTCTTCCCCTATGTCCCGTTCTATTCCGGGTTACGCAAGAACGGCGCGCCGTTGTCGCTGGCATCTCGGCTGGTGCCGATCAATGAAGCGAT